TTCGTCGAGAAGAAGCGGGTTGGCAACCGGATCGTCGCGCTGAATCCACTCCTGCCCCAGCTGATGACCGTCAAGCGCCTGGACACAGGCCGCCTGGAGTACAAATACACGCTGGATGGTAAGCCAAGGGTTATCCCCGAGACGGACCTGATGCATATCCGCGGCTTCGGCCTGGATGGGGTTTGCGGGATGCTGCCGGTTTCCACCGGCAAAGAGATCATGGGCGCCGCCATTTCCGCTGAAGAAGCGGCCGCCAAGGTGTTCGCCCAGGGTATGCAGGCCTCCGGGATACTGAGCAGCGACACCGCTCTAAAGCCGGATCAGCGCGAGCAGCTTCGGGCAAGCCTGCAGGCCTTCATGGGTTCGAAGAACGCTGGCAAGATCATGGTGGCCGAGGCCGGCCTGAAGTATCAGGGCATCACAATGAACCCTGAGGCTGCGCAGATGCTGGAATCCCGAGCCTACGGCATCGAAGAGGTCTGTCGCTGGTTCCGGGTGCCTCCGTTCATGGTTGGCCACATGGACAAGCAGAGCAGTTGGGCATCGAGCGTCGAAGGCCAGAACCTGCAGTTCCTCACCAACTGCCTACGGCCTCTGCTCGAGAACATCGAGCAGGAGATCGGGCGTTGCCTGCTGGAACGCGATGACCGCTATTTTGCAGAATTCGCTGTCGAGGGCCTACTGCGTGCCGACAGCCAGGGTCGGGCGAGCTACTACAACATCTGCCTGCAGAACGGCTGGATGAGTCGAAATGAGGTCAGACGGCTGGAGAACCTGCCGCCAATCCCCGGTGGCGACGTGTACACCGTGCAATCGAACCTGTTGCCCATTGAACAGCTAGGCCAGGGATCGGATAGCGGCGAGCGAGTCAGGGCTGCCTTATCCGACTGGCTCACCCCAAATGAAAAAGGCCGCTCCCCCGGCAGCTCTGGAGAATAACCCATGACAATTCGTAGCCTTCCGGCAGCGCCGGCGGGTCGCCCCTGCGCGGGTGTCTCGTTTGACCTCATGCCTCAGGCCATGGAGCGATGGAACGCCGATATCCAAGCGGCAGCTGAGGATGAAAAAAACACGATTTCGATACTGGATGCGATTGGATTTGACCCATGGTCAGGAGAGGGCGTAACCGCCAAGCGTATCTCTGCGGCATTGCGCAGCATGGCTGGAGCGGATGTCACGGTGAACGTGAACTCTCCAGGCGGCGATATGTTTGAAGGCCTAGCGATTTACAACATCCTCCGCGAATACAAGGGCCACGTGACCATCAAGGTCCTGGGGCTGGCCGCATCAGCCGCATCCATCATCGCCATGGCTGGTGATGAAATTCAGGTCGCCCGATCGGGCTTCTTGATGGTGCACAACGGATGGACCATCGCCGCCGGTAACCGCCACCAGTTCCGTGAAGTGGCCGACATGATGGAGCCCTTCGACGCGGCCATGGGCGATATCTACTCCGCCCGCACCGGCGGTGATCTGAAGGCAATGCAAAAGCTGATGGACGCGGAAACGTGGATCGGCGGCTCCGCTGCTGTTGAGCAAGGGTTCGCTGATTCGCTTCTCGAGTCCGACTCCATCAAAGAAGGCACGAAGGCTCAAGTGGGCCTCATCGCCGCACGAAAGCTCGACTTGATCCTCGCCAAGCAGGGCATGCCCCGTAGCGAGCGCCGGTCCCTCATTCAAGAAATCAAGTCCGGCACGCCTCGCGCTGCCGAGCCCGGTACGCAAGACGCTGCCGACAACCTGGCCAATCTGGCCGAACCAATCGCCGAGCTGGAACGAGCGCTCGCTCGGTTCTCGGCAGCCGCTACCAATTAAGGAAACGACACCATGTCTGACCAAGCCCAGTTGCTTGCCAAAATGAGCGCCGAGCTCGAAAAGGCTTCTAGTGATTTCAGCCTGAAAGCTGAAGCCGCGCTCGGCGAAGCGAAAAAGGCGGGCACTTTGTCCGCTGAAACCAAAGCCGCCGTCGACGAGATGGCTCTCAAGTTCAACACCCTGACCGAAGCTGAGAAACAGCTGAAGGCCCAACTCGGCGAACTGGAGCAGGAGTTCGCACGTATTCCTACCCAGGCCGCCGCTTCTCAGCGCGAGACGCTGGGCGGTACCGTCATCAAAAGCGAAGCTCTCGCTGAGTTTGCCAAAAGCATTCAAGGCAACCGCCGCGTCAGCGTTCCGGTTAACGCTGCGCTGCTGAGCACCGGTGTTGCCGAAGGCGTAGTCGAGCCTCAGCGCCTGCCAGGTATCGACGTGATGCCGAAGCAGCGTCTGTTCATCCGCGACTTGATTGCGCCAGGTCGTACTACCTCCCCGGCGATCTTCTGGGTACAGCAAACAGGCTTCACCAACGCCGCCCGTGTGGTTGCTGAAAACACCGCCAAGCCGTACAGCGATATCCAGTTCGATACCAAGATTACGCCGGTGACCACCATCGCGCATATGTTCAAGGCATCGAAGCAGATTCTGGACGACTTCGCTCAACTGCAGTCGACCATCGACGCCGAAATGCGCTACGGCCTGAAATACGCCGAAGAGTCGGAGATCCTGTTCGGCGACGGTACTGGTGTGCACCTCCACGGGATCGTGCCGCAGGCCCAAGCTTACTCGGCCGCCTTCGAGCCTGACGCCATGACCCAGATCGACCAGCTGCGCCTGGCCATGCTCCAGTCTCAACTGGCACGCCTGCCGGCCAGCGGGCACGTTCTTCACTTCACTGACTGGGCGAAGATCGAGCTGACCAAGGACACCCTGGGTCGTTACATCATCGGCAACCCGCTGAGCCTCGCAGGTCCTACGCTGTGGGGCCTGCCAGTTGTTGCGACTGAACTGGCCGCGTTCCTCGGCAAGTTCCTGACCGGTGCCTTCCAGACCGGCGCTCAGATCTTCGATCGCGAAGATGCCAACGTGGTGATCTCCACCGAGAACGCGGACGACTTCGAGAAGAACATGATCTCGATCCGTTGCGAAGAGCGTCTTGCGCTGGCGGTCAAGCGTCCGGAAGCGTTCATCTACGGCACCTTCGCCACTCCAACCCCTTGATGTAACGGGGCCGCCCGAGCGGCGGCCCTTTGGAGGCCGACATGAAATTGAAGACCCTCAAGCCGTTGTACCTCGGCGGTAAAACTCTGGTCGAAGGCACCTCCTTTTTGACCGGGGAACAACACGGGCGGCAGTTGCTTCAGAAAGGTTATGCCGAACTGGACGACGGCAAGGAGGATGCGGTGGTTGATTTGACCGACTCTGAAGCAGAACCAACACCCATGACTTCCGCTAGTGTGGTTGCCGATTCCAAGTCCGGTACCAAGGCGAAGACCACCGACAAGAAAAAGGCCGACTGAGCATGAGCGTGATCGACATTGAGCTGGCGATGAAGCATTTGCTGGCAGAGCCGGAAGACCAGGTGCTGGTCCAGGCTCAGCTCGATGCTGCCGAAGAAGCCGCCCAGCAGTTCCTTCAGCGACGGTTCTTTGTAGATCAGGCCGCTGTAAATGCGGCAAAGTCGGAAACTATCCAACGCACTCGCGCCGCCCGCGACGTTTATGCCGCGGCGATAGCGGTTGCTGATTTACCCGATAACTATGAATTCCGCTGTCGACTGCGCGAGCAGGCAAGGCAGGCGCTCGCTGACATGTATGAATCCATTGATATGGACGAGTACGGCATCGTCATCAACGCAGCGATCACGGCGGCCTGCCTGCTGAAGCTGGGCCATCTGTTCGCGAATCGTGAAGAGGTGGTGACCGGAACCATCGCGACGGAACTACCTCTCGCTTCCAAATCACTGCTGATGCCATATCGCATCCGGATGGGTGTTTGATGCAAGCCGGCCGATTGCGTCACCGGATCACGTTTCAAGCCCCTGGGCTGATCCAAGATCCCGGTACCGGCGAGATGTTGCCGGGATGGGAAACAATCTGGGAGAAGGTGCCGGCCTCGGTTGAAGCGCTCAGCGCTCGCGATTTGATCGCAGCGCAGGCGGGCCAGTCCGAAGCCTCTGGTCGCATAGTGATCCGCTACCGCGCCGGCGTGCTGCCCACTATGCGCATCCTTCACCGTGGCGACGTTTACAACATCCAGGGTCAACCGATGCCCGATCCGGTGTCGGGCCTTGAATACCTCACCATCCTGGTGGCGAAGGGAGTGAATGATGGCTGACGGTGTGGAGTTCA